CATTTCAGGGGCTCGACCAGCCAGCGCGGGTCGACGGGGAGCCGGGTGCGCGGGTCGACGGGTTTGACCATCGGATTGCAGTCGGGGCCGGCCCAGTCCTCGGGGTCGCCGCACCTGGTGCACACGCCGGCCTTGAACGCGTGGTCGCGCTCGGGCTGGACGACCCGAGGGGTTTCCCACAGGGCCCGGACGACCCAGCGGCGAACGCGAGCGTGATAGACGTGTTCCGGGGTCGCGGTCATCCAGCAGCCGGGGCGCGAGTCGCCTTGGTGCCGGTACTCCCAGCGCACGGGCGGCTGGGTATACAGCTCCTGCAGCAGGGTGTCGCTCCACTCGCGGACCTGGTCGGCCGAGATCGGCGCGCCGGCGGCGCCGAGGCGGCGCATGGTTGTGACGACCGCGGCGACGGGCGAGGATGCTTGGCAGGCGTCAGCGGCGGTCGCCGGGGTGGTGGGGAAGCTTGCAGCGGTCATGCGAACAGATCCATTTGAGCCGGCAGAGCCGGAGTTGGCAGCTGCAGCGACGCCGCGGGGCGAGGGGTGGCCTTGGTGCGGGGCTGCGTTGCGCTGCGCGCCGCGCGCTGTGCCAGCTGCAGGTACTCGCCGCGTGCACGCATCTGCCACGGGCGGCCATTGATAGGGCACAGGTCGTGGTTGCCGGCGTTGTAGTGGTGGGAAGAGGGACCCTCCTGGTAGCGCAGCTTCACCAGGTAGTGGGGTCGGCCGGCGCAGAACCCGCTTTCGGTGTGCGGACCGCTGACGCTGCGCACGGTGAACAGCCGTGGCCTACGGCGCCAGTTGCTGGCGTCGCCCGGAAGATCGGGCAGACCATAGTTGGCGTTGGGCTCGTCCTTGTACCAGGACCACACCTTGTCTCCAGCCTGGAACGGCTGCAGTTCTTCGGTGCCCGCGTGTGTGCGGTCGGGAAGCGGGGGCAGCAGATCGCGGATGGAGAAGATGCCACCGCGCCCGTTCGCTTCTGTGAAACAGGTGAACGCGAACGGGGCGACCGCGATGCCACCAGACCTGATGACGTAGAAGCCCCGTCGGCATGCCGTGGTTCCGCATTCGAAGGAGCAGCCGAGGATGGTCTGCCGCGACCAGCCGCGTGCAACCCGCCTGGCGATCATTGCCGCGGCGATTTCGCGCGCGACGTCCAGGTCCATGACGCTGGTGGAATCACTCATTGTCCTCGTCCTCGCCGGAATCGACTTCGCCGCAGTTGGAGCAGGTGTGCTGGCCTCGGTGCCAGTTGCCGCATTCGTTCCAGCAGAAGCCGTTGCCGCAGGTCTTGCAGACACCGGCATCGCTGAGGTCGAGCGGGTCATCGCAGACGCAGCACAGGCCGATAGGCATGCCCTTACCCATGGCGGTGGCCCGCCGTGCCAAAATCGATGGAAAGACTGGTGAGGGAACTCTTATGGCAGAGCGAGAAATTGACGGATTCAAGCTTTCGACCCAATGCGGCTTGGCGGGTGATCGTTGGCACGCGACCATTTGCATGAAGAGGGCGGACGGGGTCGGGCCTTCGCACATTCGCGGCATGGGAATGTTTTTCGAGCGTGAGAGTGCGGAAGCGCACGCTGAGAAAAGCCTTGCTGAAGTCATTGGGGTGACCAACAACTGGATTTTGCTTTTCCCGGCTGATATGGAGTGACCTGACAGCCATCACTGAGGACTCCCCGTCGACTGGCTGTCGATTACTGCATCCATGGCTTCGTTTAAGTTGGCGTAGGATTCACGCGAGCGAGTGGGGACGCTCAGGGCGTCGCGCTTGAAGTCGATCCAAGTCCAGCGCTTGAGGAGTTCGTCTTCATCCCACTCCACCTGAAGGTGCGGAGCGATAGCGCGCCAGCGAGCCGCGTCCTGCTGCTGCTCCAGATCCACGGCCTGCGCGTGCGGGTCGAACGACAGCGCGGCTTTCCACGCCTGTCGGGCTTCATCGGTCACGCGGTCGAGAAACAGGTAGTGCAGCGGGTGCTGGCTCAGATCGAGCTTGCGCGAGGCAGCGTGCGCCTCAAACGCCTTGCTCTCGACCGCGAAGGGCACCCGCTCCTGCCCCACCGGCTGGCGGGCGGCGAGGGCTTCTTCCACCAGCGCGAGCGCAATGCTCAGGCCGGTGACAACGCTACCCTCGATAGTTCCAGTAACCGGAGGTGCGGGGAGGTTCGCTCCCGCCGCGCGGAGCTTGGCTGCGATGGCCGCCAGCGCATCCCCCTGACCGGCCGCGGAGGGCTGGGCGGCGTCACCCGGCAGCGGCGTGTCGAAGTGCAGCGCGTTCTTGGCTTCCTGCTTCGCCCTGATCCGCGCCATCACCTCCGGCTGGTTGATGCGGTCCAGTTCGGCCTGGCCATCGGCCTGCATGCTCAGGCCGGCCACGCTGCAGTAGGCGGCCAGGGTCACCATGACGCCGCCGACTTCCTGCGCCGGCTCGCCGACCGGGCGGCCGAACACGTAGTTGTCCAGGGTGGGCACGCGCGCGCTGTCGTAGCCGTGGGCCTGCAGCAGTTCCAGCACTTCTTCCAGCAGGCGGTCGCCGCGCTCGGTCATGTTGCTGGAGAGAGACGGCGGAAAGCACTGGCCCATCCAGGTGGCCACGTCACCCTGGAAGCTCTGCGCAGGGTCCGTGAGCCGATAGGCCACGGTATTCGGCTCATTGAGCGCCAGCGCGGAGAGCGGCAGTCCGGCGACGGTGTACCCGGCCAGCCCGACCTGGTGCTGCAGGGTAGTCATTTCGCGGAACTGCTTTTCTGTCAGCTCGGCGCCCTGGTCTTTGTGGGTCCGCGCGAGCGTGGAAATGGCGCGGGGCTGGTCGGCGGTGATCCCGAGGCCTGCCCCGGGCGCTTTGTTGTCGTTGCTCATGCTCGCGGCTCCTTTGCGCCGTTGATCTGCTGGCCGCCGAGGGCGGCGCTGAATTCCCAGCGCTCCGCCTCGCGGGTGTAGTAGGCGGCGCGCTCCTGGCGCTCGCTTTCGGTGAACTGCTTGTCGGTCAGCGCGTGGTCGGCGGCATCGCGGTTGGCCTTGGCCATGCGGACCGGGTCGTCCTTGAAAATGTCGAGCTGGTTGCGCATGCGGTTCCCTGTGATGGGTTGCCGGCTGTGTGGAAGTCCCGCCGGCGTGGGAGGCCGGTTGCGCCGGCCGGGCGGTTGCTCAGTGCGTGTCGTCGGCGGGCATGGCCCGGCGACGGCGCTCGTCGGTGCGGCGCTGCATTTCGGCGCGGAAGGCTGGCCAGCCGCGGCGGGCGTCGTTCCAGCCGTGCCAGCCGAAGTAGGCGATGCCGGCCAGGGCGATCAGGACGAAGGTGTCTGCGCCGGTGTAGATGGCGCGCGCGAGCAGCGCCATCAGGGCGCCGACGATCACGGCGCAGTAGAAGGGCAGGGCCAGGTGGTGCATCAGTGGTTCGCTCCGTGCTGCTTCAATGCGCGGTCAACCGTTTCGCAGTCGTCGCACACGTGGTGGTTGCTGGGGTCGCACTCGCAGCGGAACGCTGCGGGTGCAGTGGGCGAGGGGATGTGCGGGATGCCGATCTGCATCTGCGCGACGAAGTCCTGGTCGGTCACGGCGCACCACCGGCGGCGTGCTCAGCGAGGAATGCCTGGACCTTCTGCGCGAGGCTGGCTGGCAGATCGAAGCAGGCCGAACCGATCCACAGAGCGGCCGGGGTGTCGGTGCCGGGATCGTGCGCATCCACTCGCGGCATCTGCCCGGGAGGAGCGCAGGCAAAGGCGATACCCCGGTGGGCCCCGTTCTTGCCCACGAAGGTGTAGAGCGACATGCGCCAGGAGTTGTCATCGGACCGAGAGAGGCCGAGGTGTGCACCGAAGCACTTGGCGGTGAACTCGACTTGGCGAGCAGGCATGCGGGCGCTCACGTCGCACCGACCTTCGCGCGTGCTGCACGGCGCACCGCAGCAACCGCACCGGCCACGCTCTGGTTGCGCAGGACGCGCACGGCGGCCGCGTCCGCAGCTCTGACCACCTGGTAGGGGAGGAGGCCCCAACGCTTTCCAGCGCTATCGACGATGGCAGCTGCGGCTGCCGCGCGCTGCGTGCGCGAGTAGGAGGCGACGGCGCTCATGCCGCGTCCTTGCCGCTCAGGGCGTCGGTGTACTGCTTGGCGGTGCTGCTGTTGATGCGCAGCGCCTGGGCCGCGCGCTGCAGCTCCAGCGCCAGCTTGTCGGCTTCTTCCGGATCGAGGTAGAGCGAGGCAAGGCCGAGCTTTACGGCGACCTTGCCGAGGTCGTCCATGGAGAGGACGGTAGGCGCGATGCTGGCGGCGCCGAGGGACATGCGGGCCATGTGTGATCTCCTGCGCCCGGCCCCGGGATGGGGCTTCGTTGGGCGACGGAGCAAACGTTAGTTCACGGCTAATCGTTAGTCAACAGCTATCAGCTAACATTTTTATGAACGGATGAATGTGGCAAGGTCGCGTGCTACGGTGCCGCCTCATAACAAAGGAGGGGATCTACCATGGAGTGGGCTATTACAGGGGTGACGCTCTTCCTGTTCGTGCTTGGCCTGGTCCTCGCTGTGCTTTGGATCCTCGTCCCCTTCGCAATCTTCGGGATCAAGCCGGTGCTGCAGGACATCCTCAGGGAGCTGCGCAAGGCAAACGCGATTGCGGAGGCGCGTACGTCTCCAGGATCGGTGCGTCCGGAGCCGCCGGTAGAAGAAGATGAGCCGCAGGGCGCATTGGCGACCATCCGGGCCGCCGTTCGGCAGGCTGATCGGCCCTGAGGAGGGCCAAAAGCAGCTGCTGGAATCGCCGCCGGCTAATCTTTTTATGAACGAGGGGAGCTTTCGTTCTGGCTGCTGAGGCCACGGCTGCAATTCAGCGCCTACGGCCTGGCCGGCACACTGTCGGTCCAGGGGCACGAGCAGCAGGTGCTTGGCGCAATCGGCAGCAAGTGCTCCGGAGGCTCATTGTCAAATGTGAAACGGTTTCACTCAGTCGCGCCGTTCCGGTGAGACTGTCCACAGAACTGTCCACAGAAAATTCCCGTCCGTCGGAAAGTCTTGACAATGGAAGTTGATTGCGGGTGATGGAGATTGTGGAACAGGGGGTTTCACGACTACTATTCGCGCATGTGAACAGGGGCGCGTGCGCTCCTGTTCTTCGTGTCACAGGGGGCTCACGGACGAATGACAACGAATGTTCTAGATTTCAAGGGCAAGCGCATAACTAGCGATTCCCGCTGGTCGCTGCAGATTAAAGAGTACTTCTGCTACATCGACGACTCTGGGTTCGACAAGATTGCTGACCGTGCCGGTGCAGCCATGATCTGCGCGGGTGACGCGCGATTGATTGATGCCTGGAAGCAGTGGTTTTACAAGGGCGATCCCGACATGGATCTGCCTGACACTTTTCGCGTGCTGCAGAACGGTGCAGTCTCTGGTGTATGCATTTCCATCGTTGAAAAACCGGTCTTCACCGTCGATTGTAAGTCTGGGTCTTACTCTGCTTACAGGGACTATGCATCCTTTTGCGGCAGTGGCGGAACTGCCGCGCTTGCCTGTTACGAGTCGCATGGGTGTTCTTTGCGGTGTGTAGACACGGCAAGCCTGTACGACATCCAGACAGGAGGCAGCGTCAAATTTGTAGAGATCGAGACGCTGAAGCACAACCTGGGTCCGGCCACCACTACCTATGCAGACTTGGAAGAGTCTTTTCTCAAGAGAGGAAAAATCATGAACTTGGTTACTGGCGAGCACTCTAACGTTCAGCCCATTGATGAAGGCGTCCTTCGTCATGCTCTGAGCGCGGGAACCGTCGCGCTAACCGCCCCGACGGGACAGGCTCCTCGCGCTTGGACTGAAGAAGAAAAGCAGGCCGCACGTGACGCTATGCGCCGCATCATCGCTCGGGAACAAGCCTCTAACCAAGGCTGATGCCGGCACCTCACCTGCATTGAAAAAACCCCGCTTAGGCGGGGTTTTTCTTTGTCCCAATTTGGGACAGGACTTAGAACTTCCGCAGGCCTGCGTGAATCAGCGCTTTGCCTAGAATGCTCACGTCGCCAGGATCTGGCCGGTAGGCGGGGAAGTCGGTGTTGACGCTCACCACGTACAGGCCGTCGCCGCGCTTCTGCAGCATCTTGATCTGCGTCTCGCCACCGATGTTGATCAGGTAGTAGTCGTCGCCATCGAAGTAGTCGCAGCTGGTGTCGATCCAGACGATATCGCCGTCTTCCAGCTTGGGTCGCATGGAGGGGCCGCGGCCGGTGATGATCTGGATCCGCCCAGGCTGTGGCAGGTAGCCGAGCTTTCGGCGGACCTCCCATTCGGCGACCTCGATGGTCTTTACGACCTCGGGGTAGTCCTGGTTGACCATCCCTGCACCCATACCCGCACCCCCTTCAAACAAGTCGAAGCGAACATAGCCCGGGGGCGTCTCATTCTCTGGGATCGGTGAGATCGCGTGGCCGTCCTCATCGCCCCACTGCGGGCGGTCCATCCAGCCGGAGTCTTTGGCGAGGGCGGCGCTGATCTTCTTGGCGACGTCATCCCCGATGTACTTACCACCCAGCAGCTGGGACACGTAGGACGCCGACATGAAGCCGCCGAGCTGTGCCCCCTGGTCACGCCTTCGCGTAACCCCTCTGCCCTCGAGCGCGCTGATGAGGTGCCTGAAGTTCCGAGTGCGGATTTCTTTGATATCCATCGCGCAAGATTAGTTGGTAACTAATTTATTTCGTACAGCCGTCAGCTTGCAATTAATCGTTAGCTGTGGACTAATGGCCGTCATGGACATGACCGCCCTCGACAAAGCAGTTCAGGCCGCCGGTAGCCAGCAGGCTCTGGCCCACCTCCTTGGAATCAAGCCGCCGTCTGTTTCGGGCTGGTATGACAGGCGCCGAGTTCCTGCTGAGCGTTGCATCGCTATCGAGCAGGCAACAGGCGTGTCGCGGCATGACCTCCGTCCAGATGTGTTTGGTGCCGCCGAGCCCACGGGCGGCCAACTGATTGCCGAAACCCGCGCGCTGGTCGATAGCCGCATTACCAAGCGCGCGCTGCGCGCCCGGCTGGGCCTGAGCAGTGATACGCACCTGGCCAAGGTTCTGGGCTTGCCCGTGGAGCAGGTCAGCGGCTGGGCCGACGAAGAAATGGTCCCTGCGCTGCCGCAGGTGATGAAGCTGCTTGGGCACACCGAGCAGCAGGAGCCGGCGAAGCCGGCCAACGACGACCCCGACGCGGGTCGCATCGGTCCGGTCGATACCGCCTGAAAGGCCGTCCATGGCCGTCGTCCCTGAGTTGTTGATCTCCATGGCGCCCATCGTGCGCCACCCGGGCCCAGCCCGAAACCATGAAACACCGTCCCTCCCAAGGTGACCCGATGACCTGTCGCACTTCCTCCCTCAACTGGCTCGACAACCTCTACAACTCCGTGCGCGAGACGCCGGGTGGTGTGGAGGCTGCAGCTGCGTACCTGGCCCAGCGCCGGGGCAAGTCGATGCACCCGGAGACGCTGCGCGCGAAGCTGCGCGGGCTGGAGGGTGAGTCGGTGACGCTCCAGATTGCCGAGCTGCTGACCGAATGGATGCAGGAGCAAGCCGGCGGCGGTGAACGCGCGCTGGGCTGGCTGCAGTCGCTGGTGGCGCGCTTCGGCATGGCTGCCGACGTGGTGCCGCCGGCACCGGAGGGTGGTTGGTCCGACGAGATCGGCGCCATCCAGATGAAGCTGCTGGAGATCACCAGCAGGGTAGGGAAGCTGTCCGGCACCGCGGTAGAAGCCATCGCCGACTCGACCATCACGAACGCCGAGGCCGAGCAGATGATTGCCGAGATCCGCGCGCTGCGCACGATGGCCAATCGCCTGGAGCGCAACGTCGCGCGCGCTGCAGCAAAGGGGAGGGCGGCCCGATGACCGGTCTGGCTCGCTCCAACGATCCCAACAGCAGCCATGCGGCTGCGGCGGACCTCGTCGGCACCGGCAAGCTGCTGGACCAGCAGACGCGTGCTGCAGCAGCAGTGCATCGCCACCCTGGGCAGAGCAGCCTGCATCTGGCCGCGCTGACCGGCCTTGACCGCCACATGCTCGGCCGTCGCCTGCCGGAACTGGCCCGCCAAGGGAAGATCTGGCGCGGCCCTGCAGCGCCGTGTGCCACGACCGGCAAGAGCGCCTGCACGTGGTTCCCGGTGGCACCGGGCGAAAACCTGTCGCTGGGGCTCTGACATGTCGACCATCATCATGTCGCAGTGCTGGCCGCTGCAGGGTTTGAGCGTCACGCAGAAGGCCGTACTGATCTCGCTGGCCGACCAGGCGAACGACGACGGCGTGTGCTGGCCGGCAGTGGGCACCATTGCCGCGCGCTGCTGCATGTCGCCGCGCGCTGTGCGCACCGCCATGGATCATCTGGAGGTCGTTGGCCTTCTGACCCGTGACCGCCGGTTCAACAGCAGCACGGTCTACAACGTCACCCCGGCGAACTTCGACAAGGCAGCAGCGCCGTCGAAGGGCTCTCGCAAGGCCGGTAAATCCGGTGCTGCACCGGGCGCAGGTGCTGCGCCCCATACAGGGGGTGCGCCCGGTGCAGGTGGGGATGCGCCCGCTGCAGGAGGGGATGCACCGGGCGCAGGTCTGGAGGTGCGCCCCGTGCCGCCTAACCGTCATATAACCATCAATGAACCGTCAGAAGAACCGTCATCTCCGGCGGGCCTGTCGGCCGCGCCGCCGGTGGTGGATCCAGAGACCGAACTGCAGGCCGCATGCCGGGCCACGTGGGCGGCCTACGCAACCGCCTACCGGGAGCGCCACGGCGTTGCACCTGTCCGGAACGCGAAGGTCAACGCGAACGTGAAGCAGCTGGTGCAGCGCCTTGGGCATGCCGAAGCTCCGGCGGTCGCCGGCTGGTTCCTGACGGTCAACGAGCGCTACGTGGTGCAGAACATGCACGACCTGGGCTCGCTCCTGGCGAAGTGCGAGGCCTACCGCACGCAGTGGGCCACTGGCCGGCAGATGACCGCGGCAAGCGCCCAGCAGCAGGACCAGACCCAGAGCAACGCCAACGCCGCAGACGAGGCCAAGGCAAAGCTGCGCCAGCTGAGGGGGGCGACCAATGCTCACTGACGCCGAGCAGGATCAGCTGGTCGACATGCTGGCCACTACCGCCGAGGTCATGGGCGAGAAGATCAGCCCCAACGCGGCGACCTACATGGTGCTGGACCTGCTGAGCTACCCGCTGCCGACGCTGGCGCGCGCGCTGACCGCCTGCCGTCGTGAGGTGAAGGGCCGGCTCAGCCTGGCCGCGATCATGGAGCGCATCGACGACGGCCATCCGGCCCCGAACGAAGCGTGGGCCGTGGCCATCCGCGCCGCTGACGAGGCGGTGACGCTGGTGTGGACCGAGCAGACCCGGGATGCATGGACCGCGGCGCTGCCGCTGGTGGAGGCGGGCGACAAGATCGCGGGCCGCGCGGCATTCCTGGAGGTCTATACCCGGTTGGTGAAGGAGGCGCGCGCTGCAGGTGGCTGTGCCGTCTACCAGCCGTCGCTGGGTCACGACGCTGGTGCCCGTGACGCCGCGCTGCAGCAGGCGGTCAACGCTGGCCGCTTGGAGCATGAGCAGGTTGCCGAGTATCTGGCGCTCCCGGCGGCCACGCCTGCGTTCAACCCGCTGGCCCTGCTGGCCGGCCGAGTGGAGGCGAGCCCGGAAGCGAACGAGCGTACCCGGAAGCGGTTGGCCGAGATCGCCGAACTGTTCGGTTCCACTCAGGGCGCCGCGGCATGAGGCAGGACCACGTCGAACTGGAAGTGCGGCCGGCATCGGAGCCGGTGGCCGATGCAGGCTGGTATCTGGCCTATGGCTACGGGATCAAGCCGCTGGTGCTGTACGCGACCCGTGGCATGACCGTGTGGCGGGATGGCATGCGCCAGATCCCGATCACCCGGTATGCCGGCCCGGTTCCGGAGCTGCGCTGATGTGGTCGAAGGCACCGGCGCCAACGAAGGAAGAGGCCCGTCGTATCCGGAAGGCAAAGCTGGGGCCGTGCATGGTTTGCATCCTCCTGCACATGCGCAAGCTCCTGCCAAAGCACCTCGTCGTCTACGGATGCGACTACCACCACTGCAAGTCGGGAAACATCCGGCGCGGCCACGCGTTCGGGTTCGCCATGTGCCAGTGGCATCACGAACGAATCCCGCAGGAAGGGAGGTCGTTCGCGTGGATGGCCAGCGTTTACGGCTGGAGCTTGAAGGATGGCTCCAGGACGTTCCATGAAAAGTACGGCTCGGATGACGAGCTGATTGACCAGCAGACGTACATCAACGAACTGAGGAAAGCCGCATGAAGGATCGAAGCAAAAGCTACGCAGGGCGCTCGCGCGCGCTGTTTGAAGCCAACCCGGGTCTGCAGATCACGGGAATCCAGGTGGCCGACCAGCTGGGCGTGGTCGGGTACGTCGAGCGCGGCAAGGTCCGCCGGACGCTGCGCGACCTGATGGATGCCGGATATTTGCGGAAGCTGGGCGAGGGCAGGACCGGGCTCTACGAGCGCACCGGCGCCCGCATGCAGCGGCTGCCGATGACCCCGGAACAGCGCAAGGCGAGGGATAGCCAGCTCACGAAGGAATACCGGGAGCGGGTCCGCGCGGCGCAGGGATCGAGCCCGCGTGCGCCGGACAAGATGACGATCAACCGTGCCCGGCTGGATCTGCTGGCCGACCTAGCCCCGGCCAAGCCGTGGGGAAAGGAACAGGGTCGTCAGCGGCCGGCCGAGACGGTGGAGCAGTTCCAGGCGCGGGGCGGGCAGGTGCAGCGCTTGTCGGCCAGCTGGGAGCAGGCAGCATGAAGCCGCGACTAAAGTGGGCATGGGGCGAGTGGTGGTGCGAGCTTGGCGCCTTCCGGGGGGCAGGTAAAACGCCGTTGGCGGCTTATCAGGACATGAGCCTGCGGACCGATCTGGCACAGAAGGCTGCGAGGCATGGCGCTCGGTGTTTCGCCCTGACTTGCGGGATACCCGCATGAGGCTGGTGGCAGGAATAGACCCGGGCTGCAGCGGTGCCATCGTGCTGCTGGCCGGCGACCGTGACTTGGTGCCGGTGGAGTGGATGCGTGCCCCGCTGGTGCGGCTGGGGAAGTCGAGCCGACTCGACTCTGCCGCGCTGGCCCGGTTCCTCGGGCACCACGACGTGCAGCACGCCTACATCGAGCAGGTTCACAGCATGCCGCGCCAGGGTGTGGCGTCTTCCTTCGGGTTTGGCCATGCCGCCGGGGTGGCTGAGGGCGTGGTGGCGGCGCTGATGATCCCGACCACGCTGGTGACGCCGCAGGCGTGGAAGAAGCGGGCGGGCCTGATCGGCGCAGACAAGGATGCGGCCAGGTCGCGCGCTGTGCAGCTGTGGCCGGCATGGGACGCGCTGGGGAAGAAGGCAGAGGGGCAGGCGCTGGCCGATGCGGCGCTGATCGCTCGGTTTGGCACCGCGCAGTAAGGGGCGGTCGCGGCCGCTGCGACGGGCGCGCGCAATGCTGGGTGAATGGACCTGACCCGCTATGACGACAAGGCGCTGGAGCTGTTGAGCAGCCTCCAGCAGGAGATAGCCGAAATGCGATGGAACCGGGCGTGGACGGCACCGGACCAACGCGGGAAGGCAGAGCAGGCGCTGCGCCGATCACGCGCGCTGCGCCGCGAAATCAACCGACGAGATCGATTAAGGGGAAGGGGATGAAAGATGCACGCGAGCTGCTGTCCAGCGGGACGGGCCCGAAGGCAATGAGTTTTGACGGCAGCCCCGGCGGGCCGTCCACGCAGGAGATTGTGGCCGCCCTGGCATACGTCCACCACGGGCTGGGACGTGAGCTGATGGAGGCGTTGTGGTGGCCCGAGAGTGGGGCACGCCGCCGTGAACAGCTGCGACAGGAGGTGATCGGGCTGGTGGCGCCTGAGTTCACCCGCCAAATGCATGCCCTTGCAGACGCCAGGACGAGCTTCGGCATTGCCAAGGCCTGCATTGGCTGGACCGGCGGCCAGACCACCGACAAGCAGCGCCGGGAGTTGCGGCGCACGGAGCAGGCCTTGGATGACGCGCGCGCTGCAGCATGGCCGAACAACACCATGGAACAGCTCGGCGTGCTGGCCGCGGCGGTGATGGATGAAATGGCCGGCCGCTGCGAGTGCCCGGGCTGCGGTGGGAAGAAGGTCGTTACGGATCCGGATGTTTCTGGTGTCGTGAAGTGCCCGCGCTGCGCCGGAAGCGGCTACGACCCGTTCAGCGGGCGCAGGCGTGCAGCGGCAATCGGTGCTGACTGTTCGGCATACAGCCGGTTCTGGCGGCCCGTGTACGAGTGGATGCTGGCCAGCTTTAGCGCGGCTGAGGCGCGCGCTGTCATCCAGTTCAACAAGGCCCTTACGCAGGCCGCATAGCGATGACTTCCCAGGTCATCGGAAAAGGGGGCATTCTTGCCACCATCCAATCGCAAGCCCCGGCCACGCCGGGGCTTTTCGAATTTACAAGCAATCGCTCGCGTTGCGACCCCTGATGCAGATTACGGAGCTTCGCTCTTCACTCCGCCGGCAGCTGCGGCCGGCGATGTCGCATTCGCTGCATCACGGATCTCGATGCCTATGCGCTTCTTCTCCGGAAGCTTCAGGTAAAGCGCCTCAATTTCCTTTGGTCGCGTAATCCTGTCGTCAACGATTAGGTTGAGCATAGAGAAAAGCGAGTTCACCAACTCTGGGCCGTCTTCGTCTGCGATCTCTCCTGGGTGGACGGACTCGTTCCCCACAACCCTACAAAGATCTAGCGCTTGCTGGATTCGGACTGGTAGCCCGCTTGCCACGAGGTTGGCAATGTCGGCATTGATATTTCCACCCTTCTCTCCTAGATAGGGCATCAGCTGCTGCAGAGCCAAGCGAAGCAGAGCTGCCGCTGCTCTGTAAGAGCTGACGGATACCGCGGCTGCTTCGAGATACACACGGGCGATCTCTTCCGGCATGTCGGCGTGCGGCGGCGGCGCGGTAATCACGGCCGGATACAGCATTGTTGGAGTGTCGTTTTGAACAAGCCAGTACGAGTATTGGTGGCAGTGACTGCACTGAAGTGCAGAAACGTTTGAACTGCCGAACTGGTTTTTGTGACCCTGCGGGTATCCAAGATGCCATCGAGTCTGCATGGCAAACGCCTGGCAGTGAGGGCAGTTGAAAGCAGAGTAGGCGTACGTGGGGGGGATGTACTTTCCGCTCACTGTTTCGTTTCCTCTTGTCGTTCGCCGTATGCAATGGTCGGGGCGCAAGGTGGAGTATCCCTCGCCCCGTATCGAAAGGCGATTCTAATTCACGAAGCTCCCTACCAAATCAGGGAGATATCTCTTTGCCCGCGTCCCAGCCGGACTAACTCTCGTGCCCAGCCGGCGCAAGGGGCGGGCACCCATCAACCGGGAGGGGCATATGCCGAACCGGACAAGCAACGGGGCCACCATGAAGGACGAAATCATCGGCACCGCCGCAGGTGCTGCAGCGAAGGCTGTGCCACCGGTGACGGTGGCTGGCGCGGTGGCCGCAGGTGCGGACCTCGACCGCGTGGTGGTGGTGCTGACAATCATCTATCTGGTCGCCCAGATCAGCTACCTGGGGTGGCGCTGGATCCGCGAGTGGCGGCAGAGGACTCAGGCATGAAGTCCAAGACTATTGGCGCGAGCGCCGCCGCGGTGATCGCCCTGGCTGCCACCGCGCTGGTTCAGCCGTGGGAAGGCTATTCGCCGACCCCTTACATCGACATGGTGGGTGTGGCCACCTACTGCTACGGCGACACCAGCCGTCCGGACAAGACTGTCTATACCCAGCAGGAGTGCGCTGAAAAGCTCAACAGCCGGCTGGGCAGCTACCTGACCGGTGTCAGCAAGTGCATCAAGGTTCCGCTCGGCGAACGTCAGTGGGCGGCGGTGCTGAGCTGGACATACAACGTCGGCGTGGCAGCGGCCTGCAACTCGACGCTGGTGCGCAAGATCAACGACGGCCAACCGGCTACGACCTGGTGCCCTGAACTGGATCGCTGGGTTTACGCGGGTGGCAAGCACGTGCCGGGATTGGCCAACCGCCGTGCTGCGGAGCGTGCGATGTGCGAGGGCAGGTCGTGAAGCGCGTGGCGGTAGTGATCGCTGCGTTTGTCGTCTGGTCCGCAGCCATGTTCGGTACGGGTTGGGCATGGCGCGGTGATCGCGCCGAGGGCAGTGAAGCCCTGGGCCAGGTAGCAACCGGTAAGCAAGCCTTACAGGTTGAGCAGCAGGCCCGAGCCGTCGAGAACAAGCAGGCCGAAGACTTGGCCGCCATCGGAGCGAAGCATGAAGAAGACCGCACTGCGGCCCAGGCCGTCCCTGCTGCTGTTGTGGCTGACCTGCGTGATGGTCGTCTCCAGCTGCGCGACGACCTCGCCACCTGCACCACCAGCCTCCTGTCCCAAGCCGTCGCCGGCGCCGTCGAACGTGACCAGGCAGCCCAACTACGAGCAGAGGTTGCGGGCGCTCTTGTTCAAGTCGGACGAGACGCCGACAACCAAGTCCGCTCCTGCCAAGAAGTGATCGAGGTGGATCGTGGTGGATGATCGGCTCGACAAGCTGCTGGCCCTGGCAGAAACGCAGCACGCCATCATCGCGGAGCAGGGCAAGCAGATCGGTCAGCAGGCCGAGAGCATCGCGCTGCTGACGCAATCGGTGGCGATGCTGCTGGGTGAGGAGCTGGGAACACCGGTTCCCGGAGAGGCGGAGCAGGCGCCACGCATCGACCTGGACGGGAATCCCTACTGATGCCTACCCGGCCACCTCAGCATCGCGCCGCAGGATGGCGGCCGTACAAGGAGCCTGCAGCTCAGGTGCGAAGGCGGCAGACGCGGCGAGTGCTGCCTACCAACTCAGCGCTCTGGCGCCGCATCCGTGAGGCTGTGCTGGCGCGTGAGCCCCTGTGCAGGTGCTGCGCCCAGCTTGGAAGGGTGCGCGCGGCCACGGAGGTCGACCATATCGACGGCAACTCCGGCAACAACGCCGACACCAACCTGCAGCCGTTGTGCCGGCCCTGCCATAGCGTGAAGACCGCGCGCGAGAACGGCGGGTTCGGCCGCGATCCGTGGAACGGTCGCGGGTTCCACGACCAATAGATTTATCCACAGAAAGCTGAACGAAAAGTGGTGGGGGAGGGCCAAAGTTCAGGGCCCTCTCGCAGCGATACGCGCGCCCCCCTTTTCTTTCGCTTCCACAGAATTTGAATTTCAGGGCAGGTGGCCATGGCACGGCACAAGCAGCCGGCCGAGCTGGCGGCATTGAAGGGGGCGACCAAGAAAAACCCCCAGCGTTACGCAAAGGAACCCCCAAAAACCGGCAAGCCCCTCGGCAAAGTGCCCGACCACCTAGAGCCGGCCGTGGCAGCGGTCTGGAAGGAGTTGGAGCGCTGTGCCCTGCCTGGCGTGCTGACCAGCTCCGACCGTTTCGTCATGGAGGTTGCCGCCTCCCTGCTCGCTGAGTTCCGGGCCATCAGGACGGAGTTCAAGGCCGCCAAGTATTCCCACCTGATCGGGTGCCTGGCCCGGCTGGGCCTGACCCCTGCGGACCGCCAGAAGCTGGGGACCGAAGCGCCGAAGGAGGGCAACCCATTCGACGAGTTCTGACCCATGACGCCGAGCGAATCCGCCAAGGCCTACGCCAAAAGCGTTGTGGCCGGGAAGACGCCGGCCAACGAGTACATCCGCCTGGCGTGCCAGCGGTTCATTGATGACCTAAAGCGAAAGGGCGCGGACTGGCCCTACAAGTACGACGCGGCCAAGGCCGACCGCGCTGTTCGCTTCATGGAGAAGATGCCGCACACCAAGGGCAAGTGGGCCGCTCAGAAGAGGCTTCTAGTCCTGGAACCATGGCAGCATTTCATTGAGTGCAACCTGTTCGGGTGGGTGCAGAAGCGGAATGGTCATCGCCGGTTCCGTCGATCCTATGAGGAAATCCCACGCAAGAACGGAAAGTCGCTGCGCCTGGCTGCGCGCGGACTGTACCTGTTCTGTGCAGATGGCGAGGCCGGCGCCGAGATCTACTCGGGAGCCACCAGCGAGAAACAGGCCTACGAGGTGTTCCGGCCTGCCTGGCAGATGGTCCAGAAGCTGGCGCCCCTGCGGGCGCGCTTTGGCATTGAGCAGGCGGGCAACCCGAAGAATCCCGGCCCCATGTTTGTCATGGAGGACATGTCGAAATTTGAGCCGATGATCGGCAAGCCCGGCGACGGCTCCAGCCCACACGCGGCACTCGTTGACGAGTACCACGAACATGACGACGACCACATGGTGGATGCCATGGAGACGGGCATGGGCGCCCGTGAGCAGCCGTTGCTCTCCATCATCACTACGGCAGGCACGAACCTGTCAGGGCCCTGCTATGAAATGCGCGCGGATGTGATCCGAATCCTGCGCGGCGAAGTGAAGGACGAGACGATTTTTGGTGCCATCTATGGCATCGACGAGGGCGACCGATGGGACGACCCTGCGAGCCTGATCAAGGCAAATCCGAACTACGGCGTGTCCGTTTTCTCGGAATTTCTGCTGCAGCAGCTTGAGCAGGCAAAGCGGTCAGCCAGCAAGCAGAGCGCGTTCCGCACCAAGCATTTGAACGACTGGGTGGGCGCAAAGCTCGCTTGGATGAACATGCTGGCGTGGCAGAGGCAAAAGCGCGCCTTTGAGATCTCAGATTTCGCTGGTTGCCCATGCTGGATCGGTGTCGACTTGGCATCGAAGCTGGACGTGGCTGCGGTGGTCATGCTGTTTGAAAAGGCAGGCAGCTACTACGCGATACCACGGTTCTACGTCCCCGAGCGGGCCGTGGAACACAACGAGCGATACCAGCTGTTCGTGCTGGACGAGCTGATTGTGGCGACGCCGGGCGATATGACCGACTACGCCTTCATCGAAGAAGACCTCAAGGAGCTTTCAGCTCAGGGAATCGATGTGCGCGATATCGCGTTCGATCCGGCGCAGGCCGCGTACCTGATGACACGACTGGAGCAGGAAGGATTGCCGGTCGTGGAAATGGCCCAGTCGGTCCGCAACTTGTCGGAGCCGATGAAAGAAGTGGAGGCGCTGATTCTGGCGCGCAAGCTCTGGCACGACGGCAATGCGGCCATGACCTGGATGATGGGCAACGTCGTGGCCAGGGTGGATGCAAAGGAGCACATCTATCCACGCAAGGAAAAGCAGGAGAGCAAGATCGACGGTGCCCTGGCACTGATTATGGCGATGGGGCGCGCGCTGCAGGTGCAGGAGCCCGGTCAAATCCAACAAGGCTTCGTGGTGATGGACTGATGCTCGGACTATTCAACAACGACCGGCGCCCCGACCCCCGCGACCGGATTGAACCCACCTTCACCAATCTCGCAGATGCCGAAACGATTTCGTCGTCGGATATGCGGATGTTTGAGGTCTTCGGGAACCAGGCTACGGCGTCTGGTGCAACGGTCAGCCCGACCACTTCCATGCGCGTGTCTGCCGTGTTCGCAGCAGTCAGCCTTATCGCTGGCGCTATCGCCCAGCTGCCGATCCCCGTGTACGAGCGCAAAGACGACGCCAGGGTAAAGGTGGACCACGACTACTGGTGGTTGCTCAACGAGCAGTTCTCGCCAGCGTGGTCCAGCTCAACCGGGTGGGAGTTTCTGGTTGGTCAAATGCTGCTGCGTGGCGATGGCATCGCCTACATTCAGCGGAACCGCGCGGGAAGCATGACTGGCATCATCCCGTGGCCGCGTGAGCGGGTCATGGTGATGAAGCAACAGCGGTCCAGTCCGCGTGAGGCCCACCGGCTGCAGTACACCTTCCACGACGATGAAGGATATTTCACCGTCGACCAGGACGACGTCCTGCACCTCCCCGGCTTCGGCTTCAACGGTGTCTGCGGCATGTCCGTGATCCAGTGGGGGGCACGGAACGGCATCGGCATCGCCATTCAGGGCGACGAGCATGCCGGTAAGTTCTTCTCCGAAGGTGGCAAGCCAGAGGTGGCGGTCAAGGCGGCAAAGGAGATGGGCGTTGCTGCACAGGACGCCTTCCGCGACGCCTGGGTTAAGAAGTATGGCGGTGTGCAAGGCAACAGGCGCATCCCGTTGATCCTGACCGAAGGCTTGGATATCACCGAGCTGACCATGTCCGCCGTCGACCAGCAGCTGCTGGAGTCGCGCCAGTGGCAGGTGATCGATATCGCCCGTGCGTTTGGCGTGCCGCCGCACATGATCGGCGAGACCAGCAAAGCAACGAGCTGGGGAAGCGGCATCGAAAGCATGGGCATCGGCTTCGTCAAGTACACGTTGGGCCCGCACTTGAAGCGGATCCGCGACGAGCTGAACCGAAAGCTGTTCAGGACTTTCCGCAACTTTGTGGAGCACAACGTCGATGGCTTCATGGCCGGCGACTCCAAGACCCAAGGCGAGTATTTCGGTAAGGCGCTGGGCGGTCCCGGCGCACAGGGGTGGATGACGGTCAACGAAGTGCGCCGCCTCAAGAACCTGCCGCCCATTGAGGGTGGCGATGTGCTGTATCGCCCCACCGAGACCGCACGACCCGCTCCGGACGACACGTCCGCCGCACCGAAGGAACCTGACGATGACGACACCGAAGCTGCTACAGCTGGCGAAGAATAACGCCGGAAAATCCAAGCCGATCCGCGCTGAAGCCGAGGGCAGGGAGGCCACCATCTACCTCCACGGCGTAATCGGCGGGTGGTGGGGCGATATCGACGAAACGCTGTTCGCGCAGGCAATGGCCGGCATTGATGCGGACGTGATCCACCTGCGCATCGATTCCCCCGGCGGGGACGTGTTCGCTGCCCGTTCGATGATGACCGCGATCTCTCAGCACAAGGCGACCGTGATTGCTCACGTCGATGGATTGGCGGCATCCGCTGCGACGGGCGTCTGTATGGCATGCGACGAGGTCGAGATCAGCCAGGGTGCCGGCTTCATGATCCACAACGCGTGGACTATCGCCATCGGCAACAAGGCGGATATGGCCAAGACCGTCGAACTGCTGGGCAAGATCGATACCGGCCTGGCAGGCGACTACACCCGTCGCACCGGCAAGGATCAGGCCGAAATCGTGGCTTGGATGGATGCCGAGACCTGGTTCACCGCGGACGAAGCCATGGAACATGGCTTCGCAGACAGGGTTGCCGAGGTTGTGGGGTCCAAGAAGGCCTCCAATCACTGGGATCTGTCGGCCTACAACAACACCCCTGCGGCCTTGGCCAACCGTGCCCCGCCTGCTGACGATGGGGCGGCAATCGCTGCCCACCTGAACACTCTGTCGCGCCATCTGGCGCTGATCGAACGAACCCCTGCGTAAGCGGCTCCCGCCCGCAGCCATCCCAAGCCGCCGAAAGGCGGTTTTTTTTCGACCCAAGGAAAATACACATGCCTTTCAACATCCAGGCCGAGCGGGAGCGCCGTACCGCGCTGGCGAAGGACACCCGCAACCTGCTGGACACCAATACCGGTGACGGCAAGACGTGGAATGCCGATCACCAGAAGAAGTACGACGAGAACGTGGCCGAGATCGAGCGTATCGACGCTTCCATCGAGCGGCACCAGAAGATTATGGACCTGACCGCTGACGAAGCCTTCCGCAATGCGGGCGGCCGTGAACACGGCGGCTCGGGCGGTCTGGGCGCCGGCGGCAACCAGGCATCCAGCGAGGTGAAGCTGTTCGACAAGTGGGCGCGCGGTGGCGACAGTGCACTGTCGGCCGAAGACTGGCAGCAGGTCAACGCAGCCATGTCGGGCAATCCGAACCTCAATCCCGAGCAGGGCGGCTACACCGTGCCCACCACCATCGCGTCCAGCATCCTGGAGGCGTTGAAGGCGTACGGCGGCATGCGCCAGGTCGCCGACGTGTTCAGCACGGCCGGCGGCGAGCCGATGCAGTACCCGACGAGCGATGGCACCTCGGAAGAGGGCGAAATCGTGTCCGAGAACCAGTCGGCTAGCGACGCTGACACCACCTTCGGGACCAAGGGCCTGTCGGTCTACAAGTACAGCTCCAAGGTCATCACCGTGCCCTGGGAGCTGCTGCAGGACAGCACGGCCGATATCTCGGGCTTCATCGAGCGCCGTCTGCAGTCGCGCCTGGGGCGTGTCACTAACCGTCATTACACCGTGGGCACCGGCAACGGCCAGCCGATGGGCGTCGTGACGGCGGCGAGCGTGGGTAAGATCGGCCTCGTTTCGGACCTGCCGGTCATCACCTACGATGACCTGGTGGAGCTGGAGCACAGCGTGGACCCGGCGTACCGTCAGCTCGCGCACTGGATGATGCATGACGACTCGCTCAAGATCATCCGCAAGGTGAAGGACGAGAGCGGTCGTCCGATCTTCGTGCCGGGCTACGACCAGGGCAACCCCGGCGGTGCGCCGGATCGTCTGCTGAACCGCAATATCCAGATCAACCAGCACATGGCCAGCCCGGCCGCTGGTGCCAAGTCGCTGGCCTTCGGCGATTTCAGCTTCTACAAGATCCGCGATGTGATGGCGGTGACGCTGTTCCGCTTCAACGATTCGGCCTACATCAAAAAGGGCCAGGTCGGCTTCCTGGCGTGGATGCGTACCGGCGGCAACCTGATCGACGTCGGTGGCGCGGTCAAGACCTTCCAGCACGGGCCGGCGGCCTGATCTCAACGCGGTAAGTGCTGACGCCCCGGGCTATCCGGGGCGTCTGGAGACCACCATGGCAAACAAGCAACGCGCGGCCAAGCCCGCGCAGAACGACAGTTCCCTGCCGGGAACCGCCGCCGGCACCCGTCCTGACGCCGGCACCGAAAGCAGCACCGGCCCCGGCCCCGATGCTGGCGCCGGCGGCGAGGGCGGCACCAGCACCGGCCCTGACGCCGGCACCGAAAGCAGCACCGGCCCCGGCCCCGATGCTGGCGCCGGCGCCGAGGGCGGCACCAGCACCGGCCCTGACGTCGGCACCGAAAGCAGCACCGGCACCGGCCCCGATGCTGCCTCCGGCACCGAGGGCGGCACCAGCACCGGTGCGGACGCAGGCACCGACCCCGACGCTGGCACCGGCACCGGCACCGGCACCGGCAGCGAAGATCCTGCGCCGAGCGTGGACGGGCGCGTGCGGGTTCGTCTGCTGTGTACAAACCACCTCGGCCAGATCGGCGATATCGTCACCGTGCCCACTGGTCACGTCGATGCGCTTCGCAGCGGTGGGCTCGCGGATCCGCATCCGGCGGCGCTGGAAGCGGGGGAATAGCCGGTGCTGCGGCTGGTGAGCGCGGTCCCGGCTGCCGCTGAGCCGGTGACGTTGGCCGAAGCTAAACAGCACCTCGTGGTCATTCACGACGCCGACGACACCCTGATTCTTGCTTACATCGCCGCGGCCCGGGAAGTGGTGGAGCAGCAGACCGGCTATGCGCTGGTCGCTGCAACCTACGACTGGACGCCGGGACTTCCTGGCTGGGTCGAGCTGCCGATTGAGCCGGGGAATGTCGACAGCGCTCAAGGTGAAATGCCCGTCCGCTTCACCACAGCGCCCGGGGCTCCGCCTGCGGCGTTGCGCGCGGCCATCCTGTTGAAGGTGGGCGACCTGTACGCCAACCGCGAGGCGACGGTGCAGGGCCTGACCGAGAATCCGGCGTTTGATCGCCTGACGTTTCCGTATCGCAGGTTCAGGCCATGAGGCGCGCCGGGAAGTACCGTCACCGGATCACGCTCCGCGTGAAGGAAACGGTTCGGTTGCCGCTCGGCGGTGACCGGATCGAATGGGTTGATTGGAAGCCGGATGTTCCGGCTGAGGTCGTCCCGCTCTCCGGCCGGGAGTTCACGGCAGCCACGGCTGAACATGGCCAGGTGACGGCGCGCATTGAGATTCCCTACCTCCCCGGTGTGGTGAACACCATGTCCGTCCTGTTCGATGGTCAGCCGTACGCCATCCGCGCCGTGCTTCCTGATCCGACTGCGCGTGTGCACCTGACACTGATGGTTGACGCAGGGCTCTCCGATGGCTGAGCAGATCGAGATCCATGGCCTGGAAGGGCTCTTGGCGTCGCTGAAGGCGCTGCCTGTCGAACTGCAGGGCAAGCCGCTGCAAGCCGCCATGCGCCGCGGTGGCAACGTGATCCGCGATGCGGCGCGCGGTCGCGTGCGGCGAGCCAGTGGCTTTCTGGCGAAACAGATCGTTGTTCGCCGGGCCAACGCAAGGAACCGGAGCAAGGCGGGCGTTGGTGCCGGGGGTGAATACTTCACCGTTGGCGTGAAGACCGGCAAGCGGGCGAAGTACGCGAACACCAAACGCAACCGCCGCCAGCGCCGAGTGGGCAAGGTCTACGTGCAGGCCGGGTGGGCCTACTACTGGCGATACCTGGAGTTCGGCACCAAGAAGATGGCGGCAAAGCCGTTTCTGACCCCGGCCGCGGAGGCCAAGGGCGCGGAGGCCGCCCAGGTGATTATCGACCAGACCCGCGCAACCATCGACAAGGTGATGCGGGCAAGGGGGTGGCGCTGATGATTCCTCTGATTCAGCCGTTGCTGCAGGGCGATGCCGAAGTGCGCCGGGTTCTCGGCGATCCGATCCGCGTCCACCCCAATACAGCCCCCCAGGGCACGGCGCTGCCCTACGCCACGTGGGCAATCGCTGGAGGCGTCCCAACAGGTTCCCTGTCTGATCCTCCGCCATCGGACGGCTGGCGGGTGCGCCTCACTGTGTGGGGCAGGGACACTGAGCAGGCCAACGGGGCGGCAATGGCGATCCGCGATGCTGTCGAAAAGGTGGGCAGCATCGAGTCCTACAACCCGCCGCCGGACGACGACGACACCGGGGCATTCGGGATCTCCTTCGACGTGCGCCTGCTGCACATCCGCTAGGGCACAAGGGATCTTCTATCCGCCGGCGCGAGCCGGCTTTTTTATGCCCGGCTATCGGGCTCAACCAAAGAGGTAAACCGCAATGGGCGTTTTGAAGTCCAAGCACTCCCAGCTTTTCATCGCCGTCGCGGCGGCCGAGGTCATCAAGGTTACCCGCCTGCGCTCGGTCGGCTTCCCGGATGGCCAGGCCTCGGAGATCGACATCTCCGACTTCGACGACGACTGGGACAAGTTCGTGGCCGGTCGAAAGGCCACGGGTAGCACCAACATCGAGATCAACTACGATCCCGTCGACCACGAAAAGATCGAGGCTCTGCATGAGTCCGGTGCCATCGTGGACTTCCTGGTCACCGCGCCGCTGAGCGAGACCGAGGGCGTCCCCAAGCCGGTTGCCGTCGCCGGCAAGATCACGCCGCCGACCACGGTGACGTCGAAGCAGTTCCAGGGCTTCGTCCAGAACTTCGCCGTGCAGGTTGCGGACAACGATATCTGGAAGGCCACGATCACCATCCGCGGCACCGGGCCGGTCAAGACCAACAAGGCCACCGGCGGGCCCTGACTCCGGTTTACGGCGTATTCTCGGCCCGCTTCGGCGGGCCACTCCCTTTGGCAGAGCGCGCGGAATCTCCGCGTGTTAGCCGTGCGCGGCCCGCGCGCTCTGCCGCCATTCCAGGAAACGGCCAATGAGCAAGACCAACGAAAGCACCGAAGCCCAGCCGCAGGAGCCGGTGAGCATCCTCCAGGCATTCACCAACGCCGGCATGTTCGCGGCGAAGGATGTGCAGCCGGATACCATCGAACTGCCGGACGGTAGCAAGGCGCAGTTCTACGTGCGCGCGCTGCCGGATACCGAGTTCCGCAGCCTGTACGCCTCCGGGGACCGCGCCAAGCTGATCGCCGCCACGATCTGCGACGAGGATGGAAAGCGCGTCCTGACCGAGAAGCAGGCCGGCGACCTCAAGCCCAAGGTGGCGGCCAGCCTGCAGTCCATCGCGCTCAAGCACGCCGGCTTCGGCAGCGATGCCGACGCGCTGCAGGAAGAAGCGGGAAACGGCTAAGAAAGCGCGGCGAGGACTGGTTCTGGCACGTCCTGGCCGGCCACCTGCACCGCACGGTGACCGAGCTTCGCGCCACCATGTCGCGCAGGGAGTTCCTGTGGTGGTGGGAGTTCAACAAGCGCAACCCCATCGACCCCGTCAGCATCCACCAGAAGCCCGCCGCGCTCGTCGCCTACATCACCGCTGTGCACAGCCAAGGTGGCACCAAGCACAGCATGCAGCAGTTCCTGGAGACACTTGTCCCTCGATCTGACGACGACGAGGCGCAGGACTGGTTTGAATCTCTGAGATAACCCATGGCCGATACCTTCGGGCGCTTCTCTGCGCTCCCCATTGGCCCTCTGCTCGCTGCCCGCGACGGAGGGCTGACCCTCGCCACGACCGCCGCCGCCAACGGCGCCAGGTGCGCGCGCTCCGATTTCGCGCTGGGTAGCGGCACGGTGGGGGTGGAGTTCGCCGTCTGGGGCGATGACGCCCTCGCCGCGGTCGTGGGGTTTGTAGCCCCAGCGGCATCGCTCAGCCAGGCGCCGGGTTCAAATGCCAACGGCATTGGCTGGGAGCTGGCTACCGGGCGGCTGCTGCAGGGCGCGGGGGCCGTCGCAACCGGTCTGCCGCTGGTCACCCATGGCGATATCGTTGGCCTGCGCGTTGCGTTTGGCAGTCCGTCCCGCCTGCAGCTGTATCTCAACGGCGCGCTGGTCCATCAGCGTGACCTGCTTCTGAGTGGCCCGCTGCATTTCGCGGCAGGGCTGGCCGCCACCAAGGCCGGCGGCCTGTGTATGGCAGTCAACGCCGGCCAGTGGGCGCCACGGAGCGAAGCGGCCGCCGCCGGCTGGAGGCTGGATGGGGTTGCTGTAGCTCCGGTCCGGCTGGCCGATGCTGACTGGCTCAGCGCGCCAGGTGACACCCCAGCCAATGCCAGGTTTGAGGGGCTTGTGGCCGACGGCGTCAATCTGGTGCAGGAGTTGAGCTTCTGGCCCTGGGGCGGCGACTCGGTGTCGCAGACTGCGGCAGCACAGTGCGTGGTCGTGGACGCTGAGGGCGTGCTTGATGCTCTTGCGCTGTCGGGCGCCTCCGGCGAGGCGGTGCGGATACTGATGGTGGATGAGTCCGGGATGCTCGCCGACGCGATGCCCGTGTTCCGCTGCGCGATCGATCAGATCGAGATCAACGACGACGGCAGCAAGACCCTGCACCTGCGGGACGCCCACGACTACCTGGGGCAGACCCTGAATCGCGGCGTGTTCCTGCCCAACGTCGAATCTCTCGCATGGAAGCCACAGCCGGTGGTGATCGGAGCCGTGGCCAGTGTCCCGGCAGTCGCAGGTAATTCCGATGCCACGGCAATGTTCGTCGCAGACGGACGCGTGTTCGTGAACGCGGTGATGGATCGCGGCGACCTGATGGAGCCAGATACGTTCACCGCGTCGCCGGATGGCCAGCAGCTTCTCATGAAATCACCGCCGGTGATGCCGGTGGTTGCCGACCTGTCCAGCATCGGGGTCGCCATGGCACCGGCGTCGCTGGCCGCCGCGGTCGCTGATGTGATGGGCAGGCTGGGAAGTGGCGCGTGGTCCCTGTCGGACTGCCAGGCCGTAGACACCGCAACCAGCTATGCCGGGATCGGGTACTACGCCGGCGCGGCGGTGACCGGCCGGGATGCGCTGAACGCCATGCTGCCAAGCTTCGGCACGGGCTGCTACCAGGACGCGACCGGCGTGCTTCGGTTCGTCCGCGTGGTGGCACCGGAGACCTACGCCGGCCCGATGGCTTTCGATCTGTCCGAGGACGATATGGCTTCGGACCTGGTGGGCGTGCCCGACGATGCGCCGAACCTGACGCGACGGATGGCCTACAGGCCCAACGCTCAAGCTCTTGGGGCTTCGGATTTGGTGACCGACGTGGTGGATGTGCCGCAGGCGAGGCGGGACGAGCTGACCGCGCTGTACCGCGGCCAGGTGTACGCCGCCGGCCCGCTGGATGCGCACTACCGCCGCGCCGATGCGGCCGATCCCGTCATTTCCCTGTTCTGGAACGCGGCCGATGCGCAGACCGAGATCGACAGGGTGGTGGCCATCTACCGGCAGCAGCGGTTCTTCTACCAGGTCACCGTGCGCGGTGACCAACAGCTGGCGCCGCTGCCAGGGCAGGTTGGCCGGCTGACCTATGGCAGGTACGGACTTGCCGATGGCAAGCCGGTGCTGGTGCGCCGCGTCGAGCGAAACCCAGCCACGGGGGATGTGGTGCTGACGGTGTGGGGATAGCGGCATGCTCATTGGATTTGGTATGCCGGCGGTCACCACGGCAACGCTCACCGGCGGCACCTGGCTCACCGCGGATCAGGGCTCGGCGTTGTTCGACGGCAAGCCGGGGCGTGCATCGCGCATCAGGCGCACCGGCTCTCTGGCGGTGACGGTCACGCTCGCCCAGGCCATCGTGCCGGGCATCGTGGCTGTTCTCGGCCTGAGCGTGCCGGCCGGTGTGCAGGTGCGAGCCGCCGGCGCGGTGGGCACGACCATCAAGCTGCCGGACGGCAGCGTGTGCGCATGGCTGTTTCCTCAAGGAACAGCGGCGCTGTCGGTGGTGTCTGTCGAGGTCGTCACGACGGACACCAACGTCGATATAGGGGAGATCGCAATCTTCCGCGCGGTCGACGTTGGAATCAGCGACGGCTGGGGCGTGGTCCTGGTCGACAGCAGCGCCCACACCAGGACCAAGGGCGGGCAGTTGAACACGGTGGACGGCGCGTTGTATCGGCGGATGACGTGCTCCCTATCTGGCAGGTCGACCGAGGTCGTCCGCGGCGCCGGCTTGGCCGGTGGCGTGGACTGGGAAACGGTCGCGGCGGCGATGGCGGGACGGCGCCGGTCCTGCGTAGTTCCGCAGTACAGAGACATTGCGACGAAGGCATTCAGCGCGGCGCTCGCGGCGCGTTCGGCCATCTATGGCTACCCGACCCAGCTGCCGAGCACCGAGAACATCAGCCGCAACTACTTCTCCGGCACCATGGAGTTTGAGGAAGTGCCGGCCTGACCCCCGCGTGGATCGATGGCATCATTCCCCCACAACCACAGTTGAGGGGGACCGATGTACATCGTGCTGGCCGTTCTTGGGCTACTGGCCGCGCTGGCCGGGCTGCTTATGCTCACCCAGGGGACCATGGGGGTCGGTGCTATCGCATTCGGCGTATTCCTCGTTGCACTGGCTCGCGTGATCCAGGCAGAGCGCCACCATTCAAAAACCATGGGTGAATAGCCGGTTCTCCGGCCCCCAACCAAAAGCCCCGCCTAGTGCGGGGCTTTCTCGTTTCTGGAGCCGACATGTCCCTCTACACCCTCACCGTCGACCTGTTGATGAAGACGGGTTCATTCGAGAAGGACGCCGGAAAGGCGGCCCGCCAGTTCGATCAGCGCATGCAGAGCATGCAGGCGTCAGCCAAGCGTGCTGGTACTGCTATCGGCTTAGCTATTTCCGCCGGCATCACCGCAAGTAGTGCCGCTATGGTCCAGTGGACGAGGCAGGTGGCAGACCTCAGTGTCGAGTACGACAGGTTGGGTGTTCTTTCGGGAACAACCTCCCAGAACTTCCAGAGGATGGCGGCTGGAGCAAACGTGGTAGGGGTCAGCCACGAGAAGCTGGCCGATATCTTCAAAGACGTGCAAGACAAGATTGGCGACTACATCCAGACGGGTGGTGGGGCCATGGCTGACTTCTTCGACAACATCGCCAAGAGAACCGGCGTGACCGCTGAGCAGATGCGAAAGCTGTCGGGTCCGGATGCGCTTGGCCTCTATTTCAAGAGCTTGGAAAAGGCGAATCTCTCGCAATCCGAGATGACCTTCTACATGGAGGCAATAGCTAGCGATTCTTCGTTGCTGATCCCGCTGCTTCAAAACAACAGTTCCGGATTCAAGAAGTGGGGGGATGCTGCGGAGGCTGCTGGCGCCATCATAGATGGCAAGACCAACAAGGCCACGCAGAGGCTGCGCGAAGTGACTGTCGAGGCCGATTTGGCGTTCAAAGGCCTGAAAGTAAGTGTTGCCGAGGAGGTCATTCCGGCGCTGTCCGACTTTTCGGAGATGCTGAACGATCCGGATTTTAGGCAGGGATTCGGCACTATCGTTCAGGGACTGGCTACCGTCACCACGAAGGCCGCAGAAGCGGCGGCAATGATCGGCAGCCTGTCTACCATCCTCGCTCAGGGCTTCAAGCCGCTGGACGAGAAGAGCTACGACGGCCTCATCCAGGAACGGATGCGGATTGAGGAGCAGATCGCCGGCGGCAAGGATGTGGCAGCGCGTGCGAGAGCTGGAAAGGCCTCTTGGTGGGAGGGAGGACTGTTCCGGGACACCAACTCCGAGGAGAGTGCGAAGGGCTGGGACGAGTACGTCCGAGGGCGTGAAGCAAAGCTGTTGGAGGTGGATGAGGCGCTCAAACGGCGTCGGATGAAGGATTTGGCTGAATCGGTAGTCATCATCGATGCCGGCCAGAAGCTTCCGGAGTGGGCGCTCAAGCCGGAGGTATCGCTTGGCTACAAGCCGACCGGGAACATCGACAAAGGGGCGCGCGACAAGGCCGATGCCGACGCGAAGCGTCGTGCTGAGGAAATCGCCCGCTACAAACAGCAGGCCGACGAAGCCGCCGGCGCGATGCAGGGCCCTCTTGCCGAGGCCATGGCCAAGCACCTGGGCAACATGGCCGAGTACAACGCGCTGTTGGCGAAGGGCAACATCGAGCAGGCCGATGCCAATGTGCTGATGGGCCAGAGCGCCTTGGAGTACGCCAAGGTGGCGGCCGAGGTCGAGAAGGCCATGGGCGGGCCGGAGCAGCTGCTGGCCACCTTCGGCTCCGAGCTGGACATGCTCGGCAAGGTTGGCAGGGCAAGGGAGCTGTATCGCCGTCAGCTGGTGAACGAGAAGGACATGCGCGAGGAGCTGCGCAAGGCGGCGGAGGCCGCCGGCGGTCAGGACGCGCTGGCGCTGGCCAAGGGTGCGAGCAGCTACGCAGAGTACGAGCGGGCAATGCTCGACGCTGCAGCCGCTGCCGCCGAGCTTTCCATCCAGATCGAGGAGGCTGGGGCCAACGCCGAGGCCTTGGCCAACGTCATCGTTTCGGGCCTGGCCGATGGCGTCGATGCGTTCGCCGACTTCGCAGCGGACGGCCTGCGCAACTTCGACAACCTGTGGGACGACCTGAAGAACGTCGCAAAGCGCGGGATGCGCGACATGATCGCGGAGGTCCTCAAGCAGAAGATCGTGATCCCGATCCAGACGCAGATCATGAATGGGATCAATGGGCAGGGCGGTGGACTGAGCCTGCAGAGCATCATGGGCCTGTTCGGCGGCAACGGATCTGCAGCTGGTGGCCAGAACCTGAGCAGCGTGGCAGGGCTGCTGTCGCAGGGGCAGGGCCTGTTTGGCGCAGCAGCTGGCGCCGCGAGTAGTGGTGTCAGCGCTGGCAGCCTGATGGGCTTCGGCAACAACATCGCCGCGTTCGCCGGCGGTGGCGCATCGGCGGCCGGGGGAACGGCTGCCGCGGGCGCCGGTGCCGCATCGTCTGCGGCAGCGGCGGTCCCGATCATCGGCTGGATCGTGGCCGGCATGATGAAGAACGCCGAACTGTTCGATCAGGGCTGGGACATTGCCAACGGCGAAAGCTGGGCGGGCAAGATCGCCACGGCCGGCGCCGTGGGCCTGGCGGACAAAGGGTTCCGTGGCCTCGGATTCAACGACAAAGTGGCATCGATCTTATCGGGGTCGAGCATCCACGCGAAGCTGTTCGGCCGCAGCGCGCCCAAGGTGACCGGCCAGGGCATTACGGGCGATTACGGGTTCGGTGGTTTCAGCGGCCAGTCGTACGCCGATATCAAGGCCAAGGGCGGGCTGTTCCGCAGCGACAAGAAGTGGACGCAGTACGCGGCTCTTGATCCTGGCATTGATCGTACGTTCGACATGGCGGCGCGGCAGGTTCGCGGCGCAGCCACTGACCTGGCCAAGCAGCTCGGCGTGGACCTGTCCGGGCAGCTGGCCGGGGTCAAGGTGTCGCTGGGCAAGCTGCAGTTGTCCGCGGACTCGGCCGAGGCGAAGGCGCAGTTGGAGGCCTATCTGGCCGACATGACTGATCGCCTGTTCACCGAGGCGGTGAAGGCGGCTGGCTTCGGTGGGCAGCTGGACGGCTACTTCGAAGCTTCTGACGTGTTCACGGCGTTGGGTGCCTCCATCGAGCTGGCCGTGGGCAATGCGGACCAGCTCGGGCGCGCGCTGAATGGGCTGGAGATCGAGAAGGTCAACAAGGCCGTTGACTACTTCCAGGATCTGGCCGGCGTGGCTGGCACGGACCTGGCCACCCAGGTGCAGAAGGTGACCGGACTGCTGGGCAACTACGCCACGCTGATGGCCGACGTGTCGACCCAGCTCCTGACCGGCGACCTTTCGACCTACCAGCAGCAGGCGCTCAGCATCGAGCGGACCTATCGCCAGCAAGCGAAGTCGGCCAACGACTACGCCAAGGCGCTGGGCCTGTCCGGAGCACGTGCTGAGGATCTGGCCAAGATCGAAGCCCTGCGTGCCATGAACATGGGCAAGCTGCAGGCGCAGATCGACAAGGACAAGAAGGCCATGCAGTACGGCCTGTCCATCAGCGACCTGTCGCCCCTGACGGACCAGGAGAAGCTCAGCGAGGCCATGAAGGAGCTGGAGCGCGCCGTGTCCGGCGGCGACACCAGCGCGGCGCAGGCGGCCGCTCAGGCCGCCTTGGGCTTTGGCCGGAACCTGTACGCCAGTGGCAACGACTACAACGGCCTCTACGGCCAGGTCACGGGCCTGATCGACGGCATGAAGGTGGGCGACCTCGATATGGAGGACGGCACCAGCATGGGGGCGTTGGCCGATGCCATCGAGGCGCTGCCGGACAACTTCAGCCGCGCCGTGTTCGACCTTGTGGTGAACAACGACGGCCAGGCCCAGACCACGGCCGCTGTGCAGCAGAGCAACGCTTTGCTCGCCGAGCAGAACCAGCTGCTGCGGGATCTTCTTTCCACGACCACCCAGGGCGTCCGCTCGTCGGCCAGCTCTGCCCTGCGCCAATCGCTCAACGCCCTCTGAGGTAACCCAATGCTGCAACGGAAACTCACGCTGGTGGAGATCGGCGGGAGCGCTCTGCCGTCCCCGTCGCCGGCCGCGCCGCGCTACGCCAACTGGTTCCCGATGCCGTACAAGGCGGCCGCCGTGCCGCCGGTGGAGGGGGTTACCCCGAACCCGGTGGCCGATGGCGTGCTGATCGAGTGGGCGGCGGTTGACCAGGAAGGGGTCATCTACGTGATCGAGCGCGGCCCGGCCGCGCAAGGTCCGTGGACCGAGATCCACCGCACCACCGAAACCCGCTACCTCTACAGCGACGGCAGCGGGCAGAAGTGGTGGTTCCGGATCACCCCGACCGTGCGCGGCAAGCCCGGCGCCGGCAGCACGGTGGAGGCCACCCCTCCGACCACCACTGCCGACCTGGTGGAGCAGCAGGAGAAGCTGGCGGCCGAGACCCTGGCGCGTATGCGGGCCGACGCTGCCGAAGCCGCGACCCGAGCGGCTGCCATGGCGCAGGCTGCGCAGGATCTGCTGGCCGAGGCGACTCTGCGCCAGCAGCAGTACGCCGAAGCCATGCAGGGCATCGCCGACGAGGCGCGTGCCCGTGCCGATGCGGTGCTGAACGAGAAGCTGGCCCGTGAGGCAGCCATCAGCCTTGAGCAGCAGACCCGGCAGAGCGAGGTCGATTCGCTCGCGCGACAGGTGGCTGAGGTGGCTGCCGGCAGCGGCACGCAGTTCGACAGCCGCGCCATCTGGTACTTCGACCAGACGGTGGAGGGCTGGACCGGCAATGGAACGCCGACGCTGGTGGACGGCTGGCTGCGGCCGGCCAATGCCGCGGCAACCCCGTGGGTGCAGTCGCCGGCGGCGCTGGCCGTGGACGGCAGCGCCTACCGCTTCGTGAAGCTGCGCGTAAAGCGCGTGGGATCGCCGACGTGGGCCGGCTTCCTGCAGTGGATCACCCCGACCGACCAGAACTGGAACACGCAGAAGCGGGCCGCCATCGCCGAGCCGGCGTGGGATGCCAACGGCGTGGCCACCGTGGACGTGCAGGACATTGCCTGGTGGCCCGGCACCGTCGACCGGATTCGCCTGCAGCTGGGCGTGGCGCAGGCGGTGGCGAACTACTACCTGATTGACTACGTGGCCGTGGGCCGTCCGACGCCTGGCGCCTCCGTGGCGCTGGTGCAGGCCGAGACGCTGGCGCGCACCAACGCGATCGCTGCGGAGGCGAGCCAGCGCAACACCCTGGCTGTGCAGATGCGGGGCAACTACACCGGCACGGACCCGCTGCAGCTGACTTCCGGTCTGGCCTACGAGGAGCTGAAGGCGCGCGTAGCAGCCGACAGCGCCCAGGTGCAGCGCATCAACGCGATGGAAGTGCGGATGCCGGCCGGAACCGGCGGCCTTGCTTCCTCGGCGGCGGTGACGGAGGAGGCTCTGGCTAGGGTAAGCGGTGATGCCGCCCTTGCCCAGTCGATCAATACCGTGAATGCCACGCTGCCCGCACTGATCGTGCAGGGCAGCAACATGGTCATCAATGGCGGCTGGCAGTCTGGCCGCGACGTGGGTTGGTCGTACAGCACGCCCTCCCTGACCGTCGTAGCCACCGAGGGGCGCGCAGGTGGTGCATGCATGCGCGCAGATGGTGGTGCGGCGGCGGTACGCACAGCGGTGGCAAACGGGATCTTGCCAGGTGGTCGTGACATGGATGCCAAGCCAGGCAAGAAGTACCGCTACAGCTGCTGGTACAGAACAAGCGCCGATTTCAATGGCAGCACCAACAACAGCAAGCTGCGACTTGCTACACAGACGGCAGCTCTCCTTGGGGGTGCAACCCCCTTCCTGCCTGCGAAGCCCGAATGGACGTACCTGGGCGCGGTCTACAGCATCCCGGACAACACCAGCATCAGTGCGCTGCAGCTGTCCATCGTCACTGACCACACGGTAGGAACGCTGTGGGTCGACGATGTGATGCTGGAAGAAGTGACCGACTTGGTCGCCAATGCGGATGGCCTTCAGGCTCTTACCACTACCGTGCAGAATCAGGGAGGGCAGATCAATGCGCAGGCGGGGCTAATCAGTGCGCTGCGAACTGACGTGGACGGCAAGGCCAGCAATGCCGCGCTGCAGTCGCTGCAGTCTCAGGTCACGCTGCAGGGCAGCGACATCACCAGCCTTGGCACTGCGATCACAAACGTCAATGCGTCATTGAATGGGCTATACACGCGTGGCGAGAACCTCAACGTCAATCCGACGTTTGACGGCACGATGGTTCCTTTCATTAAGGGCAACACCAGTGCTGCGAACGGCGACGTTGCGTGGTTCTTGGGTGCTGGTCAGCAAGGGAGCGCAATCCAGTTCGTGCACAAGGCCGGTGCGACGGGTTCACCGTTCGTGTATGCGAACAACGGGCGCTGGACCACGGTTTCTACTGGGCCTACCGGGCGCAAGATGCGTGCGGTTGTGGTCGCGCGTGTCATTGCGGGCAGCGCAACGCTTACTCACCGGTGCCGGGTGCGCGACGGGTCGGGTGAAAGCAACTCTGATGTGACCACCGCAAACCTAACGAGTGCGTGGACCCGCTACGCTTTTGAACACAGCATCGGTGACTCGCGCAACGAGGTCATGTCGCAGCTGTGGGCAACTAATCGTGGTACTTCAGGCGATGCGACGGTGCTTGTTGATCGCATTGAGTTCTACGATGTAACCGACGAGGTCAAGATCGATGCCAATGCTGCGGCGACTGCCACGCTGCAGGGAACCGTCACGCAGCAGGGTCAGCAGATCACCGCGCAGGGTACGGCGATCACTACCGTAAATGCTGACCTGGCGCGTGGTCGCAATTCCATCTGGCCGGTAGGTACGTTTGAAACGTGGGTTGACGGTACGCCGCTTGCAAATGTTGGTGGTGGAACAACTTATACGGTCCGTAACTCTGCAGCACGAACTGGTGCGCGCGGTCTGGAGGTCAATGTCACGGGCAACAATCAGCCCACGGTGAATGCTGACCTCTATATCGGCGATTACATTCCGGTATCGGGTAACCGTGTCATCTATGTGGAGTTTTACGCACGTCTTTCGCCAGACAGCATCGACAACCCGACCGGCAGCTTCGGCATCGGCGTGAACACACGTAACGAATCCGATGCAGGTAACGTATGGCCGCGCACCAACAACGCGATCAACACCCTGAGTAAGGCCGCGTGGACGAAACTAAGTGCCTATCTGACGCTCAATGCCAACTCGGCGAAGATGCGCACGTTCTTTAGCGTTGCGGCTGCCAATCGCCAGGTTGGGACCATCATCCAGATTGATGACGTGAGCTGGCAGGACGTGACCGATGCGCAGGCCGCCCAAGCCACGGCCAGTGGGGCGGCCAGCGGCGTCAGCGCCCTGACCGCCACCGTCACCCAGCAGGGTCAGCAGATCGCCGCTCAGGCCAGCAGGATTGATGGCGTGCAGGCATCAGTGGCCGGAAAGGCTGATGCATCTGTCGTGCAAGAAATGCGCGTGCAGGTCAACAATCAAGGTGGTGGTGGCAATCTGATCCCCAACAGCAGCTTCCCGAATTGGGATCGCACTGGGTGGGGCTGGGATTGGAACCCATCCGGCTGGCAGGAACTTGGCGATCCTCTGCCCGGTGGCGGGAGCATTCCTTTCATACCTTTCGGAGTCAAATCGGCGCTGGGATCGCGCAAATCGGGCTATTACAACGTTGGCGCAGCTGACAACGTGGCGATGCAGAACCATTCGTTCCCGCTTGATGTTGCCAAGACCTATTGCGTCTCAGCCTATGTCAACACTCACCGGTGCCGCAGTCAGCTGCTTGTGGAATGCGTTGACTTCCAAGGAAAGGTTGTCGGCTACATGGGAACGTCGATTAACCCGCCCCGTGGCCAGAGCAATGCGAGCCTCGCACAGTACCCGCGAGACTTCTTCATTGGTTCGCCGCCGCAGGGTACTGTTCGCGGCAGGTTGATTGTGCAGATCAGCGGCAACAACGAGAGTGATCCATATTTCTGGATCGTATACCCGATGGTGTGCGAAGTCGCAGCGGGTGCCACTAAACCACCGCCGTATGAGCCTGGCGATCAGGCGTCTGCTCAGTGGAACTTGGCAGTGCAGGCCAACGGCATCAGCGCCGGTATGCAGCTGGGTATCACTGGGCAAACTTCGGCGCTCAACATCCTGGCGAATGCGGTCAACATTCTCACGCCAGGCGGTGCTGACGGTTTTGAAATGACGCAGGGCTATCTGCGCGTGTGGTCAGGCAACTCGCAGCGCATCATCGGCAACAACTTTGGCGCGGATGGCCTGGTCGATTACTTTGGCCCGAACGTGGGTGCGGTAAACGCGAACAAGTCCAACGCCACAATGTGGATGGACCGTAGCGGCAACGCGTATTGGGGTGGTGCTATCGCTGCCGGTATTCTTCGCAACGCAGGGCAGGCCACTACTACGCAGACCATCGGCACCAGCGTCCTGGTTGGTCCGTTCGACACCAACGGTCGCAACAAGCAAGTAGTGGTGGGCTTCAATCGCCGTCACACCCGCCGTAAAACTGCGCTCGGCTCGCAAGGCTTCGTTGCAGGTGCTGGCACCAACGGCGGTGTTATTAATCTGTATCGCCAGCTGGACGGCCAAGCTGAGGCGTTGTGGCAGCAGATCCAGATCACTGGCAGCGTGGATATCCGCAACGAAACAGACGGACCCGACATTGCGGATTCGGTGTGGAATGCATCGGTGACACTGAACGACAACGCCAATGGCACCACGCGCCGCAGCTATCGTGCCGAGATCGTCAGCTTCACCGAACAGAATGTGACCCACCAGTCGGGAAGCTTTGATAGTCAGAACATCACCCAGAGCCTGTCGATTGTGTCCATCGAGCAGTAAGCCATGCGGGGCTGGCTCTTGCCCCGCTTTTTCTACAGGAGATACACCATGCTTGCACGTGCACAGCTGTACCAGAAGATCGAGAACGCGGATAACCCGGGGAAGGTGCAGTTGATCTTCCGCGCCACGGATGGCTCTGGAGCCATCTTCAACTTCTTCGTATCACCGCAGGCCGCGGCCCCGTACGTCACTGCGGCCGAGTACGACCTCGGTGCGGAGGAGATTGTTGCCCAGCCGCAGGTCTAGGCCCCCGTTCGCGGCGGGGTACGGGTCAGATTATTCCTTGCGACGTGCTGCATCTGCAGCTCGTTGCGCCGGCGTGCGATCAACGCCGGTGTTGTAACGATGATCGTGGCCGCCGTCCAGCCGTTGCTTGCCATAGTCAATGGCACCCATCCGCCCCATGCTGTTTCCAGGGACAGAAGGGCCCTGCGAACGCTGGCCAAAAACATTGGTTGCAACCGCGCTCGCGACCGCCTTAGTCAAAGAATCGAACAGTCCCATAGCTACCTCCTTGTGTGATTGTTGTCGCACTTTGCTCTTGGCTAGGCGTGTTTGCAATGGGATGGCTTTCGTCGCGGTCGACGGCGGGGATCCGGATAAAGCGACCGCACATGGCCGGAGGGTAGCCCTGCCGCCCGTGCCCGGCGCGTGTAGGGGCATGCCGACCCGGTGTCGCGCGGTTGCCCGATGGCGGCCGGCGGCAGGCCGGCGCACTCTGGTCGTGCCGGACCCGGGGCCACAGGCCGCTCAGCCCGGGTGGCGCCTGAGCAGCGCCGCGCCGGCAACGATTCAGCCAGGTGCTGGCCGTGTTCGCAGGATCTGCGACGGCTGCGCGTATGCTCCCCGGCATGCTCCCGTCCTCCAGCTACCAGGGTTTCCGCGTTGCGCCTATCCCATCGGGGTGGGTGCAGTCGGGCGAGCGCTGGTCGCTTTGGTACAACGGCCGGGAGACGGCCAGCATCGCGCCTGATGGCAGGCCGGGGCTTCGCCTGTGGATGCAAGGCCAGAAGATGTGGCAGGTGAAGGAGGCGAGGGTGGCCAGCGTGCGCCAGGGAAAGCGCTTCGCTGAGCGCTGGTGCGCGGTCCGGCTCTACCCGGGGCTGCCACTGCGCGAGGCCGTGGACCGCCTGACCGATAGCACACCCATCGCGCCGACAGCGCCGCTGCCAGCCTTGCCTCCGACCCGCGAGCAACAGCAGCAGGCCCAGCGGCTGGACGAGGCGGCTGCTGCCGCGTCCGCCCGGGTGATGGCGGCGCTGGAGCCTATCCGGCCACCGGCGGAGACCAAGCCCAGGGCGACGGATCCGAGGAAGGGGCGGTTGCGGTCGGGTTGGCAGCAGTACACTCGTGTTTGATCGCATTGCCCTATACCCTGCGCTTTCTGCAAAGGCTAGGGGGCCGTCATGGATACAGACACCAAGGCGCGATACGCTGACACCGTAGTCATGTCGTTGCTGGCCAGTGGTGCAGACCGTGGCTTCCGGTCGCTGGATGTGTTCGTCACGTGGTTTGTTACCGGCACGGCGGCGGCGCTCGGACTGGCTGCTGCAAACCTTGATCGGCTGCAGGGCTTAATCACCTTAGCGGGGATTAAGTCCGCCGTCCCTCTCCTGCTGATCGTTCTCGGATTGGTCCTGGCAGCCAAGTTCTTTGGTGGATTGATCTGCACCTATGCCGGGGCGGTGGAATCCTCGATGACGACGCTTGATCGGCTGGTGAAGCTCGATCATCTGCCGGACCCGGAGGCGTTCGATGCCGCGATGAGACGTGCCACGCCGTGGCCTGTCCGGTTCTGGCAGTGGTTGACGCGGAAGGCGGGGGCCGGAAATCTTGGCCTGCAGGTAATGTGGCTGATGACGCTGAGTGGATTCTGCGCCAGCGCGGCGGCAGTGCTCACCGTCGTGTTTTGGACGGTTTTGCTCGGGTACTTGCCCGCTCCGATCTAAGGTTTTCCGCTCCGCAATCGCCATTCAACCCATTGCAAACCCCGGGAAAATTGCTGTGTTGTGCGGTCGATTGCGGAGCGGGTTCGCCGGGCAAGGTATTGATTTGAAAGCACAACCGGATGAGCTTCCCAAGCTACTGACGAGGGTTCGATTCCCTTCGCCCGCTCCAGCTTCCAACCCCGGTAACGGCTGCGCCGTTGCCGGTTTTTTTTATCGGCCGAGGGTGAGGGTTTCAACAATCCTCATGGCGGGCGGGGCCAGCGGCCCGCTAGCGTTCTTCATCGTCAAGGGAAACCCGAAGCATGAAGAACCACAAGGACGTCGTCGCCCTGCTGCATGAGATCTTCCTGTCGGCCGGCACCGGCTCAAACAAGCAGCTCGAAGCGG